AATGCAGGTAAGTTTATCCAAACATACATGCCAACATCTTATACGAAACATAAAGCGTATATACAGAGTCAGTTACCTAAAAAGATGTTGAACAGTAGATTGAAAGTATCAATATATTTTTACTTCGCACCACCTAAGAGTTGGACTAAGAATCAAAAGTTAATATCGATAGGCCAATACAAACGTACGAAACCAGATATAGACAATTTAATTAAAACAGTGCTAGACGCTGCTAACGATCACTTATGGAAAGATGATAACCAAATTGCACACATTGAAAGCTTTAAGCAATATGCAGAAGAACCAAAAATAATCATGAATATAGAGGAAGTGGAGTGAATGGCTAACAGAGAAGAAACAATCACAGTCGAAGCAACAATGAAAGTTAGATGTAAGTATCCAGTTTGGGTAAACAATCAAATTACTGCAAATGAGGAAAAGGAACGTGTTTTAGATTTAATCAGCAACAACCCTGACAAAGAGCTGATGAACGAAGATTTTGAACTAGTTGAATTAATAGAGGTGGAGTAAATGAAAATTAAAACAGATTTAAATATTACTGAAGATGTATTGATGGACGGCATAGATTTTCTTAAAGATGCACGCCGAGACGCAGAATCATGCGAGAAAATAAAAGAATTATCAGAATTACTTACTGACGTTATTTATAGATTAAATACGTTGAGATTCCAGACGTTGCAAGAACCTAATAATTTAAGTGGCACGCGTATCAGAAATCAGATAGATGAACTTTTTAGAAAAGTCGAGATTGAAATACAGGATTTAGAGGTGGAGTAAATGGAATTAGCAAAGAATAGAACGATTGAATTTAAAAATAATAGATTATATTACGTTGTAAAAACTGAAGAAAAGAAACACTTATTGCCAGTTGAAGATGTACACGAAGCTGAATATACAGGGACACCATGGAAACTTATCGTAAGACGTATTAAGTATTCTGGTTACAGTCCTGAAGAAGCTTTATTTGAAGAGTACAACGAGCAAGATACAGAAGCGAAAGAGAGAAAAAAACTATATCAATTGGAACATGAGGACAGAATGAGGTTAGTTAGATTAGAACGACAAAAAGAACTTAATCTAAGACGCAAGAAACCTCACTTGTTCGAAGTGCCTCAAGTACACTCTCGTAGTGAATGGTGTAATTACCTTATGGAAAACGACATATTCCCTAGAAAGGTGGTTAGATCATGAGCGTTAAGGACTTGAGTAGAGGTAACACAATTAGAATGCATGGACTTAACGGTGTGGAAGTTACAGCAAAGGTTAAAAATGTATATCGTTTAGTTCATTCAAGACGTGGTGCGGCTAAATGGGTTGCTGATGTAAAAGCGATTGATGGGAAAACTTGGACTATTGATGATAATTACGATTTTTACTCATTACCAGATGAAAATGAAGAAAACAAAAAGACGTTATATGACAAGATTAACCACCCGTCACATTACACGTATGGAGAAATAGAAATAATGGATTTTATAGAGCAAGTCACTAAAGATTACAAACCAGAGTTAGCATTTGCAATTGGTAATGCAATTAAATATATAAGTCGAGCTAATCGTAAGAACGGAAAAGAAGATTTAGACAAAGCACGTTGGTATCTAAACAGAGCATTTGAAAAGTGGGAGGGTTAATGAAATGAGAAACACATTGACAGATTTAAACAATCATTTATTTGCACAATTAGAAAGATTAAGCGATGAAGATTTAAAAGGCGAAGAATTAAAAGAGGAGTTACAAAGATCTAGTGCAGTTTCTAAAGTAGCTCAAAATATCATTAATAATGGCAGTTTAGTGCTGCAAGCACAAAAGTTTAAAGATGAAAAATTAGATGCAGAATCAGAAATCCCTAAGTTGTTAGGAGAGTAATAGCCATGAGACATGTATGGACTGATGAGCATGAAAAATATATTCGAAATAACATCAAAGGTAAAACTAAGAAAGAAATGACGGAAATGTTTAATAAGGAGTTTGGCACTGATGTTACTACAGATAAAATGAAAGGTTTTTGTTCGAGAAAAAGGATAAGAAGTGGGGTTGATTGTAAGTTTAAAAAAGGTGTGCCTTCTTGGAACAAAGGTAAAAGCTTTCCGTCCAGAGGTAGAAGCGCTGAAACTCAATTTAAGAAAGGACAAAAGCCCGATAACACATTTCCTTTAGGAACGATAAAAACCACTACTGACGGTTATAAGTTTATAAAAATCAAAAAACGAGGTTCTAAAAACGAATGTTGGAAACAATACACACATTATTTATGGGAACAAAAGCACGGACCTGTGCCCAAAGGATATTGTTTAATACATTTGAATCAAAACAGGTCAGACTGTAGCGAAGAAAATATAGCATTGGTAAGTCGTAAAGAATTAGTACGTATTAACAAACTTAATTTAACTTCAACTGATCGTAACTTAACTAAAGCAGGAATCAACTTTGTTAAATTATTAAACAAACAAAAAGAAGTTAAGGACAAAATAAATGCTACTAAGTGATACGGTATCCCAACGATACAGATACAACACACAAGGTAAGACGCCTACAGAAATACAACAGGAGTTACGACAGATAGGTGTTAAAGGCTTTTTGGTTAAAGTAGCAGGAAGCAGAGTGACGATGAAAGTTGAGAAAGAAAATATAAGAAAGAATAGGGAGTGTATGAGGAATGGCAGAAGTAACTAAGGAACAATTATTAGAATTCATTAGAAACAATGAGTTAGATTTAGACGAAAGCTATCCACGTAGTGATTGGTGGAAGTTTAGAAATGAACGTGACAGTTTACGTAAGCAACGTGATGAACTCATCAATGATATGGCAGAAACGAAAAGGAAAGCAGAGGCGTTTGATGAGATAGTAAAAGTTTTAGCTAGTATCTCAAAAGAGATAGTGGAATATCCAGGCGATAATGATAAACAAAAAGAGGTTATCTACAAAAGATATGATGATTTATTTGAACCTATGAAATTATTGGAGGTAAACGATGAAAGATAAAGATTATAAAAGTTTATGGATAAAGTTGAAAGAGAAGAAATTAAAAGAATATGTGGAAGTACATCGCTCAGTAAATCAAATTATAACACCATACAATCAATATCATTTATTTGAGATAGCTAACGAAATGGTAAGTGAAAACGAATTAAAGCGAGATTTAAAATATATGGACCAACTAGACGGAACGCATGAGTTCCAAAATTTATTAAGTGATTTGGAGGCTTGCAATGGACAATAGAGAGTTTATCCAACGCTGTATAGTACCATTTACAGTATTTCCTAATAAAAGGAAAGCTAAAAGAGTTTTAAAGAAGTTAAATAAAATTGGAGTAGATGATTTTTATTTGCTATCAATTAATTAAAATATACATTTAATAAGGAGAAAAAAATACTATGAAAAAGAAATTTACAATTGAAGTTGAAATGGAAGAAAGATGGGTTAATGAATTTATGTCAATGCTAGATAAGATGGAGTATTTAGGTGACTTAGGCGCATCAAGAACAGTTTCTATATATGCTGATGGGGATGGTGATTTTAAACCTAAGTTTAAAACAGATGTAGCTTGGACTAGAGTTAGACCTAAAGGCGCAGACTATGATTTAAATGATAATCATTATGATGCTGGGTAAAACATACAATTTATAAGGAAAAAAATATTATGAAAAGAAATTATTGAACTTAATGAAGAAGCAAAAAGCGAAGTAGAAATAAGAGTTTTAACTTTAGAATAGTAGAAAGTAATTCAAAGAGTTTAGTAGAAAATGGAGGAACAATAAATGACTAATCAATTAACAGTAGATCAATTAATTAAACAAGTAGAACAATGGAGTAAGGATAAAGATTTGCACAATGGCAATCCGGATAGACAAGCGTTGAAGTTTTACGAAGAGGCAGGAGAAGTCGGCGCAGCATTATCACGTAGTAATTTAGAGGCATTAAAAGACGGTATAGGCGATACAGTCGTTACATTAATCATATTAGCGCAACAACATGATATGACGTTACAGGAGTGTTTACAGTTTGCATATGATGAGATTAAAGGAAGAAAAGGAAAGACAATCAATGGAACATTCATCAAAGAAGCAGACCTCGAAGGATAAGGACATAGTAGCAGAGATTAAAAGAATACTTCGCAAAGAGTAACGAGAAGTAAAACGAAGTAACGAGGAGTAGATAAAGTGAGTAATTTTATCGGAAGTTTCAACATGCCTAAACAACAATTAAAAGAATTATCTGATGCAGAATTAGCTATGCACTTTACGTATATGGAAGAACGATTTAAGCAACTAAACAAAATAAAGTTTGATTGCAAATTACCATTAGGAAGAGATGAATATGAAATTTTAACAATACCTAGCAAAACGCAGAAAGAATTTAATAATATATTCAGACAAGTTATGAAAGATAAAATCGCAGAGACACATAATGAATTTGTAAAACGTAATATTGGAACATACGAAACTAATGTAAAAGAGGTGCTTGGGAAGTGACACAATACTTAATCACAGAGATACAAGATAGTACAGGATATGTT